CGGCCCAGGCCTGACCGTCCTCGCCTCTTACGGTCGTTAAGCTCAACTCAAAGAGGATATCTAAATGTCGAAAAGCAATCCAGAACTAGGCCGCAAGGTAAACAAGTATCTTGATACTCTAGGTATCAATACACCCATAACACCTCTTGTGAAGGAAGACCGCGAAGTAAAGTTACTCAAAGTAGCTGAACTCACAAAAGAAATGTTAGAGGTCCTTGGTCTTGATTTAACTGATGACTCGTTGGAAGAAACACCTATGCGTGTTGCAAAGATGTATGTTGACGAAATCTTTTCAGGTCTTCGTTACGATACCTTTCCAAAGTGCACTACAGTTGAAAACAAGTTTTGTCATGGTGAAGAGTTTGTCTTAGAAAAGAATATAACAATGTATTCTGATTGCGAGCACCACCTTCGTCCAATCATTGGCAAAGCACACATTGCTTATATTCCAGGTGAGAAAGTTCTTGGTCTATCTAAACTAAATCGTATTACGCAATACTTTGCTCAGCGCCCACAAGTACAGGAACGACTGACTCAACAGATTGCTCACGCAATTGCTCACATCACAGAAAGTGAAGATGTGATGGTAGTTGTCGATGCTGGACATACTTGTGTATCACAACGTGGTATCAAGGACACGAATAGTACTACTGTGACTGCTTGTTGTCTTGGTAAGTTTGGCGCTAAGAGTAGTGAACTTCGTAAAGAGGTAATGAACAACATTAACCGTGGATAATATACGTGAGATTCTTGGCGAGGAAACAATAGCCAAGATATTTAAAAATCGTCATGTTAATACAAGACTGCTTGTCGATGTACCAGACGGTGTTTATGACCATGTTTCAAAACAAGGTCTAGGATGGCGTATGGTTTACATCGACAAGTACTTAATTTATATTATGTCCAGTAGTTGGATAGAAAAAGGTGGACCTTCTTCTCTACCTGATGTAATATCCATGTCACCGTTCGGAACTTTTCCGGACCTTTAATGAGAGGAACTTTTATAATGAACGACCAAGCAGCATTCCATAAACCAGATTTTAAAAACATGACCCTAGAAAAGGCTCGTAAAGCCTATTGTTTTTGGGTAGACACTTTTTGGGACTTCTCTGCCAAAGCAGAAGAGTATAAGCGTAATATCTGTGAGAACATCTACTCTGTTGAACTGATTGATCGTTTGGCTGAAGGTGCTTTGAAAAGCGGCCGTAAGTACAAAGCTAAGCGATAGTTATGATCAGACCTAACAAGACTATATGGGTTACCTTCCAGAAGGAAGGTATCCATTGTTACCCCCAAGCACCTGAGGGCGTTGAGTTTCTACAGCACCCTCATCGTCATATGTTTCACTTCAGAGTTGAAATAGAAGTATTTCACGATGATCGTGACATAGAGTTTATCTTATTCAAAAGAGAACTGGAATCTCTTTACGACGGCTTACTTGAGTTAAACTACAAGTCGTGTGAGATGCTGTGTGATGATCTTTCCGATTACATTATGAAAACGTATCCCGGACGAAGACTTACTATTACAGTAAGTGAAGACGGAGAAAACGGAGCGACTTGTTATTATGATTGACTTTTGTCATATTGCACCAACACCACACCTTGATCTAGTCAAAGATCGTAAGACACATTTACTACTTGCTCACCTTGTCGAAGATGATCCAGACTATGTTAAATTCTACGTTGATCTCAAGAAGAACAATCGTGGATTGACTTACATTCTGGATAACAGTGCATTCGAGATGTACAAGCAAGGTCGTCAGATGTACCCATCTAACAAACTGATTGAGATGGGTGAAAAGATTGATGCTGACTACATTGTAATGTCTGACTATCCTGGTGAGTCAGGTCAGCGTACAATTAGTGCAGCTTGCTTCATGGCACCTCAGTTACGAGAAGCTGGGTTTGGTACTTTCTTTGTACCACAGTCTGAGATTGGTAACATTCGAGATTATCTCGAGACCTGTTTGTGGGCATCAAGAATCAGCCACGTTGACTACATTGGTATTTCTATCCTAGGAGTACCCAACGCTTATGGAGTAGAGAAAGACAATAAACTGCAACGGTTTGTTAGTCGATGGAAAGTATTGAACAAGTTGAATCGTATGGGATTCTTTGGAAATGTTTACAACAACAAGAAGAAGATCCACATGCTTGGTATGGTCGATGGTCCTAATGAGATTGATTTAGTAAAACAGTATCCGATTGATACCTGGGACAGCAGCGCTGGTGTGTGGGCTGGTCTTAACGGTATAAGGTTTGATGGATCACCTACTGGTTTGATTGATGGAAAGTTTGAAAAAGAAGTTGACTTTAACTTCCATACAGATGATACTAGCCTGGTGAATACAGCACTTGATAATATGTCATACATTGATAGGCTTTGTGCTAATGAGTGATAAATTTAGATTTGATGAAGATAAGATTCTATCCGAAGCATTAACATATCTTGAGTCTACTTACGCTGGTCACTATGTTGGTGAGCTAGCAGGTAGAGAGCAGAACAATATCCAAACAATCGATGTGTGGCAGACCTTAGGATCTGTTGACACTACGTGTCGGGATACTGCTATCAAGTACTTGATGCGATATGGTAAGAAGGAAGGGCACAATAAGAAGGACTTGCTGAAAGCAATCCACTATATTGTTTTGTTATGGTATTTTACACAGGAAACTAAAGATGATGATTCATCTTGCGTCACCAGACTCGAAGTCGTCCCTAAGTAAGTTCGACGACGATCAAGTACAACCCAATGCTATTGACCTACGCGTGGATAAGATATTCCAGACGTATGGTCAAGTATTTGTAATTAGTGAGGACGAAAAGACACATCGAGAGTCCCGTGAGATACATCCTACTGATGGGTGGTGGAGACTCGATGAAGGTAGCTATGAGATTATTATGGAAGGTATCGTATCTATTGCAGATGACGAAGCCGGATGGGTAATCACCAGATCAAGTCTTAATCGTAACGGATGCTTCATTACATCCGGACTGTATGACTCTGGTTATGAGGGTGTGATGGCTGGTGTCTTACATATCAACAATGGTCCTTTGAGAATCAAACGCGGTACTCGTGTAGGACAATTCCTATTATTCAAAGCTGAAGCACTTAACCAATATGATGGTGATTACGGTGTTGGTAAGCAGCATGATCAAAAGTATGGAGAAAGTTAATGGAAGTTGAGGTAAGCATTGAAGAGATGCAAAAACGCAAGCTGATGATTTGCACCCCCATGTATGGTGGTATGTGTGCAGGGACCTATACAAAGTCCACATCAGATCTTGCAATGGCGGCTACACAATATGGTATTGAGCTCAAGTTCTTTTACCTGTTTAACGAATCGTTAATCACACGTGCTCGCAACTACTGTGTAGATACGTTTATGCGTTCCGATTGCACACACATGATCTTTCTCGATAGTGATATTGGATTTGATCATAACGACGTACTGGCTATGCTTGCTTTGATGAGTGAGGAAAGTGATTACGATATCATGTGTGCCCCTTATCCTAAGAAGACTATTGCTTGGGAGAAGATCAAGGACGCAGTCGATCGAGGTGTTGCAGACGAGAATCCAAACGAGCTTGATAACTTCGTTGGAGACTTCGTGTTTAACCCAGCATCAGGTTCTGGGTCATTTAAGATTAACGAGCCCGTAGAAGTACTAGAGGGTGGTACTGGATTTATGATGATTCAAAAGCGAGCGTTCGAGAAGTTTACTGAAGCGTATCCTGGCCAGTCATACTTACCCGATCACGTACGTACCAAGGACTTTGATGGGTCTCGAGAAATCATGGCGTACTTTGATTGTGTGATTGATCCCGAGAGCAAGCGTTACCTCTCTGAAGATTATATGTTCTGTCAGTGGGCTCGTAAGGCTGGTATCAAGGTGTGGCTGTGTCCTTGGATGAGAACTACTCACATGGGCTCCTACTTCTTCGGAGGTTCTCTTGCAGCCCTTGCAAGCGTAGGTGCATCTCCGACGGTAGATGCAAACAAGGTGAAGAAGGTTAAGCGATGAAACTAACGCAACGTACTTTTCAAGTACTGAAGAACTTCTCTACTATCAACCCAACCCTTTGTGTATCAAAGGGTAACATAATTCGTACTGTTTCGCAGAACAAGACGGTGCTTGCTCAAGCCGCTGTACAAGAAGAGTTTCCACGAGAGTTTGCTATATACGACTTGAGTGAGTTCTTAGGTGTAGTCAGTCTGTTTGACGAACCTGACTTTGACTTCGATACATATTATGTTTCTATTAGTGATGATAACAAAGCAAGTAGCCAATACTTCTACGCTGATAAGTCGATGGTTACAATACCACCTGACAAAGCAGTAACATTGCCTGACGAACCAATCAAGTTCGTACTTGGTGACAAAGTATTAAAGCACTTACTACAAGCAGCGTCCGTAATGGGGCTACCTGAGCTTATCATCCAAGGTGATGGGGATACAATCAAAGTACTTGCTACCAATACTAAGAATACTACAGCACATCAGTTTTCTTACGAAGTAGGTAAGACCAGCGAGCAGTTTAAGATTGTATTCAAGGTAGAGAATCTGAAATTGATTGCTGGTGCATACGATGTGACTATCTCTACGCAGAGGCTAGCACAGTTTACATTAACAGATGGATCTTTGACATACTGGATTGCTATGGAAGGCTCATCGTACTTTGGAGGGCAATAGCGTTGGCTAAGAGGGTCGGGACTAACATCCTGGGAGTAGGCATGAGCCGTGATGGTAACCATAAGCGTACCAGCATCGGGCGAGGCAAAGTAAAGATGAGTTCTATGAACAAATCTGCTAAACGTGGGTACAAAAAGTACCGTGGACAAGGATAGGAGGAGAAGATGGGACCGTTAGTAATTTGGTTTTTAGTACTGACACTTGGTTTACTAGGTGCTTCACTGTACTCACTAAAAAACAATTGATTCTTTATTTTATTATGAGCGTATGTGATGTCGAAAGATTTTCTGTGGGTCGAAAAGTATCGACCTAGGACCATTGAGGATACAATTCTACCTGACGAGCTGAAGCAAACCTTTCAGCAGTTTGTAGATCAAGATAACATTCCTAACCTTCTGTTGTCTGGGGGCCCCGGTGTAGGTAAGACAACAATTGCTCGTGCTATGTGTGAGCAACTTGATGTTGATTACATCGTGATTAACGGATCGATGAATGGTAATATTGATACTCTTCGTACAGAGATCAAAGACTTTGCATCAACTATCTCATTTACTGGTAATCGTAAATATGTCATCCTCGATGAGGCTGACTATCTGAACCCACAGTCTACTCAACCTGCTCTCCGTAACTTTATGGAAGAGTATAGTAAGAACTGTGGGTTCATTCTCACTTGTAACTTTAAGAACCGTATCATTGATCCACTGCACTCTCGCTGCAGCGTGGTCGAGTTCAAGATAAACGGTAAAGACAAAGCCTCTATGGCTAGCCAGCTGTTTAAGCGTGTCAAAGCGATTCTAAGCGATGAAAACGTCTCTTATGATCAGAAGACTCTAGCTGAGCTTATCACCTTATACTTCCCGGATTTCAGGCGTGTAATCAACGAACTGCAACGGTACAGTGCTACTGGTAGTATCGACAGTGGCATACTTGCTAACCACAGTAGTAACATTCAAGACCTGGTTGGTATTCTCAAGAACAAGAAGTTTGTCGATATGCGTAAATGGATTGCAGATCATAAAGATATGGATAGTGCTCAACTGTATCGTCAATTGTATGACAGTGCTTCTCAGTATGTAAAACCACAAAGCATTCCACAGTTAGTAGTTACACTTGCAGACTACCAATACAAAGCTGCGTTTGTTGCTGATCACGAGATCAACAACGTGGCCTGTATGACCGAGCTTATGATGGAAGTCGACTGGATATGAATCCCTTCGACTACCTAAACGCTATCAATGATACAAAGCAGAACGTAATCGAAGATAGCGACAACCCTGAACTAGCTGAAAAGTTATATCCACCTTATCTCGTTAACAGAGGACTGTCGTTCTTTATCGACACTGTCTATCTTGCTAACGAGATGAATCGTCACCACCACCTAGAAAACAAGATGCAATTTGACTTTCTTATAAATATCGTAAGAAAGAAAAAGCGTTTTAGCAAGTGGTTTAAAGCGCAACCTGATGAAGAAGTCGAAGCTGTCATGGATTATTATGGATACAGCCAGGACAAAGCACGTCAGGTTGTAGGCCTACTTACCAAAGACCAAATAACTCAAATAATAGAGCGTCAGCGTAAGGGTGGATTGAATGACGGTATCAGTAGATCAGATGGTTGAAGTAACACTTAATGAACAAGACGATTTCCTAAAGGTACGTGAAACTCTGACACGTATCGGTATTGCATCTCGCAAAGACAAAACCTTATACCAATCATGTCATGTTCTGCACAAGCAGGGCAGGTATTACATTGTACATTTCAAAGAACTGTTTGCACTTGATGGTAAACCAGCTAACTTTGATCAAGGTGATCTTGCAAGACGAAACACAATTGCAAACTTGTTGAATGACTGGGGACTAATAAAGTTAGTTGATGAAAACAAATCAGCCAACCCAGTAGCCCCAATGTCACAGATTAAGATTATCCCTCACAAGGACAAAGACGAATGGACACTGGAAGCGAAGTACACAATCGGTCGAAAGAAGTAATTATTAACGAATGGTTAAGTGAAACGACCGATACTGTTATGAAATATGTGGTTGTGGAAAAGATTGATGGTAACGTCAGTCGTTCTCAACTTTGCTCTACAATTGAAGAAGCCAGCCAGTTGCAACAACAATGGCAATCTTAATAAAAACTTAATATAAACTTCTTCGAAATTACTTCATTTCTAAGACCGCCTCTGTTTAAATACTCTCGTGGCAATGTCGCCATGCTTCGAGGGTATACCTATGGCACTTTCAAGGTATGAGAAACAGGGTCTTGCAATCAGCCTCACTGTTATTGTTTTGGTTGCTACATTCTTTCCAATGCTGGTATTATCTGCACCGTCAGAACACAACTACAAAGTCAAGCAAGGCGATTGGATGTATATGTTTCGTCACCGCGAAGGGATGTATGGTGGTGAGATAGGCAAAATGGTTATGGTGAAAGGACACCCGCTAGAGATAGAATATCGTTATGCGGATTTAATCTCAACTCGAGAGAATCGAATTAAGTTTACAACACCGTTATTTGAGTACAACGATTTATTAGTAGAAGGAAGAATGGAGTATCGTTCGTTTGACAAGAAAGAGGATCACTGGCGTTATCGATTCATCCTTGAGTACACTCCTCACATCTATGGTCCTTTTTATCTTTATGCCAAGCTACAACCACGGTGGGCATTCAAAGATGAAGGTACAAAGTTTGACGCTAGAGATCAGTTTGGTATTACATACAAACAAGATAACTGGAAGATAACTCCTTTCATAGAGCGCAAAGCAATGGAAGGTTATGATAAGCAAATGACAGTTATTGGTACACACTTCGAAATAAAGTTGCCTTAATGTAAATTTGTTTAAAAAATGTTGCCAAGGACGGCGATTTCCTGTATAAATACAGGTGCTGATGCGGATAGTCCGGTCAGTAGACAACAACCTTGCTTTTAATTAAGGAGGCACCAAATGGTAGCAACTAAAGCATTTTCTTTTCCACGTTCACATTTCATCGGTTTTGATCACGTATGGTCAGAGATAGAGCGTCTGTCTAACATGACAGAAAACAAGCTGTATCCTCCTCACAACGTTGTCAAGAAAGATGAGACAAACTTTTCCATTGAGCTTGCTCTTGCTGGATACAACAAAGAACAGTTGACCGTAGAAGTAAAAGACGGGATACTGGTAGTATCTGGAGGGAAGGAAGGAGACAGTGAACGTGAGTATCTCCATCGCGGAATTTCTGCAAAGAAGTTCACCCGCACCTTTAGACTATCTGAGCACGTTGTCGTTGATGGAGCTGACTTCATTGACGGCCTACTCGTTATTGATCTAAGAGTAGAAGTCCCAGAAGAAAAGCGTCCCCGTTTAATTCCAATCGGAACAGAGTTACTAACGGAGGAGAAATGAAACCGCGAGTCTTTCGCAGGTTCAATACATATGGAATCTATTTGCTCTCAGCAGTGATTGGATTTACATATTTGTATTCAGTTAACCTGCTTATCTAACCCGAGGCCCTTCGGGGCCTCAATCAAGGATTTATCATGGCAGTTAAAATTGTTAGAATGTTATCAGGTGAAGATGTACTTTGTGATTGTGAAGAGAGCGAAGATCATTTTCAATTTCAAGACGCAGTAGTCGTTGTCCCCACCCAGCAAAGTAGTGTACAATTTGTACCATACAGTCCGTTTGGTAACAAAGATCCATTGAAGATCAATAAGAACATGGTTGTGTTCGTTACTGAGCCAGACAACAGTCTTCTCAATCAACACAAGAAGATGTTTGGAGGAATCATTACACCTGATAGTGGGATGTTGGCATGAAGAGTGCAAGAATATTGAGATTGAATTCTGGTGAGCAGATCATCTGTGAGTTAATGGATGATCAGCCCGATGACGAATGCATTACAATAAAATTAGGATTTATAGTTGCCCTTGACAATGAACAAAACAGGTTAATGTATACCGCCTTTGCTCCTTTTGCATCTGCTACTGGAGTTGTCAGCGTTCGTAAAACAAGCATCACATATATCAGCTTACCTTCTTCACAACTAGTTGATCAGTATGTTGACTTGCTCGAAGGGAATCTAAGTCTTACAAACAATGAGTAAACCCTTCTATACCAGCGTAACGAGATCTGGTAACTACATTTACTTTCGTGGATATAACAATAGCAAGCGTATTCAAAAGAAGGTAAAGTACAAGCCTACACTCTACATTGCGAGTCCTGATCCAACTGAGTTCAAATCACTAAGAGGTTCTTATCTTGGTGAGATGGACTTTGAGTCTATCCATGATGCCAGCGACTTTCTCAAACGACATCGCGATGTCGATAACTTTGAGATACATGGCAACACAAACTTTATCCAACAGTTTATTAGCGATGCGTTTCGTAACGTAATTGAATTCGATAGAGATGCCATTAACGTAACATCAATCGATATCGAGGTTCAATCTGATCAAGGGTTTCCTAGACCAGAAGAAGCTAACCATCCTGTTACAGCTATCACCATAAAGAACAACATCGATAACGTATACTATGTTTGGGGTCTCGGTGATTGGGATCATGGTAGTTCGATTGTTAACCACTTAGACGTTCAATATACAAAGTGTGCTAACGAAGCAGAGCTTCTCCACAAGTTCATGGATCAGTGGGCTGCCAACTATCCCGATGTAGTTACTGGGTGGAACAGTAGAATGTTCGATACGGTATATCTTGTTAACCGTATCAACAAAGTACTTGGTGAGGGTCATGCAGATAGATTGTCTCCGTGGGTTCACGATATGCGTAACCCAATCAGACAACGCACCCTCCAGCTTGGACAGAATGAAGTTGAGGTGTTTGAGATAAACGGTCTCGAGCAGCTTGATTATCTCGATCTGTTTAAGAAGTTCGCATACAGCTACGGTACTCAGGAATCATACAAGCTAGATCATATTGCTCACGTAGTGCTTGGTGATAGCAAGATCGACTACAGTGAGTATGGATCGCTCAATGCTCTATACCTCAACGACTTTCAAAAGTTTATCGACTATAACATTAAGGACGTCGAGATTGTAGACCGCCTTGAAGATAAGATGGGTCTTGCAACACTGTGCATGACTATTGCATACAAAGGCAAAGTGAACTATGCTGATGCGTTTGGTTCTGTTGGTGTATGGGATGCTCTGATCTTTAACGAACTACGTAACCGTGGGATCATTTGTCCTCCGAAACGTGACAATACTAAAGAGCGTAAGATTGAAGGAGCCTATGTTAAGGATCCTCAAGTTGGAATGCACGACTGGGTTGTCTCGTTTGACTTGAATTCACTGTACCCACATATCATTATGCAATACAATATGTCACCCGAGACTATTGTAAACGAAGTACAGTCGTTTGACTTAATGAAGCGAGACAACACTAATGGTAGCTATCAGTCATCATTAGAGTATCTGCTTGATGAAAACAAGATCGATGTACGACCAGAACTCAGCATGGCTGGTACAGGACAGTTCTTTAATCGCGTAGAGCGTGGGCTTTTTCCACAGCTAGTAGATAAGCTATACAACGAGCGAAAAGAATACAAAAAGCAGATGCTTGGTGTTGAGCAACGAATACAGGACGAGGGGTCATCGTACGAGCTTGAGAGAGAGGTGACTACTCTCGACAACAAGCAGATGGCTATTAAGATTCTAATGAACAGCCTTTATGGTGCTATGTCTAATGAGTACTTCAGATACTATGACATTCGCATTGCAGA